CACCACGACGACTCTGCGCTTGGCCTCAACTGCCACGCCAACGGGTATGCCGTGGATTGCTGGCCGTTGCAAACCAACCAGCCGGGCAACTATTACGATGCCGAGAACCCGCACTTCTTGGACTTCCTGACGGTGGCCGCGCAGTCGCCTTGGTGTTACCAGATTGGGTTGGCTGGCAGTGCCCAGACCGACGCTGCGGTCAAGGCATCCAAGGGCAAGAGTTTCATGGATGACGGTGCCGACCACATCCACCTTGGCGCAATAGCGTAATCGTGGTAGGGTCCTCGTATGGAGGGCCCTCATCGTGTCTAACGTAGTCGGCAGTATTGCTGAAGCCTTGGTAGCGGCAGCAGAAGCAAACAAATCTGAAGTTCTTGCGGCGCTGACTGCCGCAGAAGGTGGCGTCGAAGCGGCCATCGTTGCTGTGATTCAAAACCTACCGATGCCAGGTGGCATCATTGGCATTGCGTTCCCCGCAATCAAGGGAAGCCTTGAGGCGGAAGTGGCGAAGCTCGTGCAAGCCAACGGCCCGGAGATCGTGTTTGATTTCCTTGATGCCGAGGCGCACGCGCTTGCCCAGAAGCTGGGTGGCTAATGCCAGTACCCAAACCGCTTCCGAAAAAAGCATCTAAGGGCGCGAAAGCCAAGCGCATGGGTGACGTGATGCACGAGCTCAAGCAGGGCCCGCATCACAAGGAACGCAGCCACAAGCAAGAGGTGGCGATTGCGATGAAGTCTGCTGGCACTGCCACCAAGGGCAAGACGAAGATGAAGAAGTCTGCCAGCATGAAGAAGTCCGACACCAAGAAGATGTCTGCCAAACCCATGAAGGGCATGATGCCCAAGAACCCGATGAAGGGGGTGGGTAAGGGCATGAAGGCCATGATGCCAAAGGAAGAGATGATGTAATGGCAAGCATGACCAAGAAGGACAAATCGCCGTCGGGTGGTTTGACTGAATCCGGGCGTCGCAAGTACAACAAGGAAGGGCATCACTTGCAGAAGCCTGTGACCAAGGTCAAGACGAAAAAGGACGCCTCTCGCCGGAAGAGTTTTTGCGCTCGCATGTCTGGCGTCAAAGGTCCGATGATGAAAGACGGCAAGCCCACTCGCAAAGCCCTCGCGCTACGGAAATGGAAGTGTAAATAATGGCAAGTAGTATTTACGATCGCCCTGATTTCAAGGCGAACCCTTACGGCAAAGCCGTCAAGGGTGAAACCCCGGAACAAGCTAAAGCCCGCCAAAGAATGTTTTACACAACTCAGCGGCACATGTTGGAACGTCTTGCGATGGACGGCAACAAAGAAGCCAACATGGAGTTGATGAAGATGGCAAGCCATTACGGAAAGGCTGACGTGTTGGCCGCCGCTATGGAACGCCAAAAACTTTATAACCAACAATCTCGTGCTGGCGGTTCAGGGTATCCTGGTGCGCCAAAATCTACTCCACCTCCAACCCCTCGTGCGCTGACGCCAACTGATCCAGGTTATACTCAGAGCAGCGTCAACGCTGCTGACGCCGCGGCAGACATTGCGGCGTCGCGTCGCAAAAATATTTTAGGCTTATAAGGGACATCGACATGGCGTACGATCACGAACGTATTCAACACTACATCGACGGCTTGATGAAATACGGAAACAGGGATACATCCAAGTCATCAATGCCCAGTCAATCTGCAAAAACCATGCCCAATTCCATGCCGAAAGCCATGCCAAAAATGGGCGGCATGAAGGGCGGTATGTCAAAGGGTAAGGCTCCGGCCAAATCTTCTCCTAAGGCAATGCCTAAGGCAATGCCTAAAGCGATGGCAAAACCTGCTGCGAAAAAAATGGCAAAGCCTAAAAAGGGCGGCAAGTAGAACCGTTTCTCGACCCTGAGAGTCCGTATAGTTTAGCGGACGATGAGGTCTATATCCCCCACTACGACGAAGGGACGTGGGAAGATGGCAACGACGAAGACGGCGAGTAAGGCAATGACCCATGGGGTCATGCACCACGCCAAGAAAGAAGACGGTGTTCGCTCGCCGCTCAAAGCCATGTGGCTTGAGCACGAGTCGAATCCGCCGAACCCGAAGCACGTAAGCAAGCATTCTCCCACTCCTGAAGGTGCCGCATCAGCCAAGCACAAGAAGGGCAAAGCCGATGCCAACCGTCGGAAGAAAAACAAGGGACGCTCGTAGGCGTGCCAGGTGATAGTAGCGGAGCCCTGGCAACGGGGCTCCGTTTTGGTTTGACTGACAGCGCGTTTGACTCGTGGTGGCGCAACGCGCTTCTGCCGGAAGATCAATCCGAGTTTGTCCACATCTACAACGGCAACAAGTTAGGCGCACGGTTTGTCTGTGCGCTGGACTATCTCTCGCGGGTTGACAACCGCAACACGACGCCTGACGTGATCGTCGAGGCGTACATGCTGGCAAAGAAAATCGACGTTGGTGCGGCCTCCGACATCTTGGTGCGGCAAAACGCGCAATACGTGTACGAAGACCCCAGCGTCAAGGTGTTGCTTGATCGCATTCGGTATCGCACGCGAGCGATTGCGATGGAGCGTGTGGCTGCGAAGACGTACGCCAAGGTTGAAGAATTGTACAGCCGTGCGGATGTTGAGGCTGACCCCGATGCAAAACTTGCCATCGAGAAAGTCGCCATCAACGCTGGCACCACGCTGTTGTCGATTGACGAACGCCAGCGGACGGCAGATGCCAAGCGTCGGGATGCAAAAGCGTTTCGTGAGGCGATGGAGACAAGCCGCCAGAACCAGCGTGATGCTTCGCAAGCGCCAACACTTGATGAGGCCAAGCATTTCATCTTGATGCTCAAGGAACAGTTTGGCCCGGAGGCTATCGCGCAGATGTTCCAGGAAGAATTGCCGCCGGTGCCACCGGAAGTGATTGACGCGGATGACAGCGACACGAGTCATTGAGTGGGGTCGCGGCTTGCGCCGCGACTTCCTCATGCGAAACTTCTTCACGTTTGCCAAGCACTCGGGCATTTGTCCTGACATCAACGAGGCCGAGTACGGCGACATCTGTGAGTTCTTAGAGTCGTGTATTCCGAACACGCCCAAGGTCGTGGCGTGGCGGTTAGAGACGGGTCGCATCCACCAGCCACCCGGTCGGTACTGCCAGCAGTATAACGACTTCCAGATGCCGCGACGTACGTTCAAGACCAGCCTTGCAAAGGCGTTGTGTGCGTACGCGCAGGAGCTCGACCCGGACATTCGCATTGTGTTGGGCCGTGCAACAGCGGACATGGCCGAGTCCACGCTTGAGGGTTTGAAAGATGACTTGACGCGTAACGAGACGTTGCGTCAGGTGTTCGGCAACATCAAGGGTCGGTACAGCACGTGGACCACGCAAAAGATCACGCGCTCAGATCGGAGCCCTGGTATCAAGGAGCCGACGGTCGACACGGTTGGGTTAGGCCAGTCGCAGACTGGTCAGCATCCTGACTTCGTGATCTTGGACGACTTGGTGCATGAGGGCAACTTCGAGTCGGTGACGCAGATGTATGCCGCTCGCAAGTTGGTCGACTCGTACGACCCGATTCTGGAGTCGTGGGGAAGTCTGTTGTTGATGGGCACCCGTTGGGGTGACAACGACATTCACGGTTATGTTGCCGAGCGCGACAACATCCTGGAGGACCAGGGCAAGTCTCCGAAGTTCCGGCATTTCATCTTGGGTGCCTACAAAGACATCGGCACCGGGGAGTTGCGGTTCCCGACGGTATTGCCGAAGGCGTTCCTTGATCGCCAGCAAGACATCATCGACCCGAAAATGTTCTCCGCCTGGTACATGAACAAGGCTCGTGCCGAGGGTGAGGACATCTTCACGATGGCCTACATCCAGTACTTCGATGGCGAGATGGTGACGGGTCCGTTTGCCCAACTTTCGCTATCGGAAGGTGAACCCTTGCGAGCGCGGTTTGGGAAGATGTTCCCGATCTCGACGGTGCTCACGTGCGACCCTGCGCCCACGGTGGGTCCGCGTTCGGACTTCACGGGTGTGGTGGTAGCCGGGTTTGACGAGCACGCCAACTACTGGGTGTTGCACGCCGATGAGTTCAAGAAGTTACCGTTTGACCGCTTGCAATACATTCTCTACCTTTGCAGACAATACGACCCAGCCACGATTGCTTTAGAGAACGGCGACTTGGACGCGGTGTTGTTGCAGATGCGGTTAGACGAGATGGGTTTGCGGGGCAAGGTGGTCAAGTTCGACCCGAAGATGGACCGCAAGAAGATCACGGCCACGGGGTTATCCCCGCGTGGGCGCACGAGTAAAGCGTCTCAGATCGAGGCAATGGAGCCGACGCTGCGGGCGCGGCGGGTATTCTTTGCGCGTGGCACGACGGCCCCGCTGATTCGGCGGTTGCAGTCGTATCCGTACGTCGACCACGACGACGTGTTGGATGCCTTCAGCATGTTGAAGGCGTACGAGTCTCCGTCGAGTCGTCGGGCGATGGACGACCCTGAGAAGATATTTGAAATGCAAGAGAAACGAGAGTATGCTTTAGAGGGGTTACGGTTCGACGGCACCGACCTCGAAGAGCCATCTTTGATGGCCAGGACTCCGTTCAAGAAGAAACCCGGAGCCTGGGCTGGAAGGTAGACTCTCCCGCCGTCCGATGATAAGGTGGCACCATGAAGACCGGAAAACCCTCGGGAATGAAAGCTGGCCGCATGGTCCGCGCTCATTACGAAATGAAAACCGAGCATCACAAGATTGAATCGCTTGGCAAAGAGATGATGCAGGGCGGTTCGTACAGCCATTCCAACGAGCACGACATCGCTCACCTCATGGGTCAGGGCGGGTCGCAGGCGCATACCGATCATATCCGTTCGCTCAAAGACATGATGGGGCAGTGAGATGGTATCCAAGCACAGCATGAAGGCCAAGTCCCACAAGGGTGGTGGGATTCCGCGTTTGCACATCAGCGGGATGGATACGCTCGGTAGCCTCCCGGTTGGTGGCATGTTCAAGCAGCACCACCACGGTGAGCAGCCCGGTCACAAGACCGCGAAGCATAACGACAAGTCTGCGCCGGTGCATCACCACAAAGGTGAGAAGACGATGGCGCACAAGCACAAAGGCATGGACGGAAAAGCCATGTATCACAAGGGCAAGAAAGGCTAACGCGGGAACGCTTATGGTACCGCCCGCCAGCGGTGGCGCTCCCGGTCCTTCCCCGGTGAGCGCCTTCTGCTTTGAAGCCTAAGGAAGAAGACATCCCCTTACATGGGGGTGTCGAGACACATCAGCCCAAGCACGCCACTGTTCGGTTTGCTTCTGCGTCGAAAGATAAGAAGCTCACTGATAGCAAGTGGAATTTGCTTTCCAACGACCTCTACCAGACGGTCTTGGCTTCGCTGTCTGCGCGTGGCGCATTGAATGCGAACCTCAAGGAGTGGTCTGACGCCTACGACATGGTGACGTCCGAGAAGGACTGGCCGTTTGTCAACTCATCGAATTTGGCGTTGCCCTATACCGCAGGTCAGTTAGAGTCGTTACATGCCTATCTCGCGGGGCAGGTCTTCACCCCGCGTCCATTCATCGTGACAGGGCGGAACACGGACGCCGTGCGTACCGCGCCAATGGTAGAGAACTTCTACAATGGCGAGTGGCAACGACTGCGTTCGGATGGGTCTTCGTATTTCCAAAAGGCGATTCAACTCAACCAGTTGGCGTTACGTGATGGCGTAGGCATTCTGGAAGTGTTGTGGACTCGTCGTCGTCATCGTCGGGAAGTCGAGATGTCGGTCCCGATGACGGACGAAAACGGGCAGGTGGTGTTTGGTCCAGACGGTCAGCCGCAATGGGATGTGCGTCGTGATACGGTCGACATCTTCGTCAAGGATTACCCCGAGTGGCGGTGCGTACCGCTCAAAGAATTCATCCTCATCCCGGACGAGGCTCCTTCAATCGAAGAGGCTGCGGGTGTCGCGTGCGTGGAGTGGCTCTACGAAGATGACCTTGATCGGATGGTTCGGGCTGGTCTACTGGACTCCGACGAAGTGGAGAAAGCCCTTCGTTACGACGAGAACGGAACCAGTGACGTAGCCTCCGACCCAGAGGGCACGTACGATAAGTCTGCGTCATACCAGATTGGGTTAGGCCAGGGGCAGGGCAGTATGTCCAGCCCGTTCTTCAAGAACCGTGGCCCGCTCAAGGTCTGGCGTATCCACAGCCGTCAGTTTGACATGAACGAAGACGGCATGACGGAAGAGAACATTTTCTGGTTGCACGAGTTGAGCCAGAAGATGTTGGGTTGGGTGCCGTACGATTACGCCGACGGTCGCCGTCCGTTCTTCTCGTACTGCCCGTTCCCGCGTGCGGACAACTTTTACGGGTACAGCCTGGTCGAGCGGTTAGCGGGCATCGAGACAGAGTTGCGTGCCACGCACAACGCCCGCAACGACCGTATCCAGTTTGGGTTGTTCCCGCCGATGGCCGTGCCCACGGGGTCAGAGATATTGACTCGTAAGGGCCGATGGTATCCTGGCGAAATGATCGAGACGGACTTCGTGGGTGCAGACCCAGCCGTCAAGATCATGCAGATCGCCGACGTTCCGATCTCGTCGTGGCAAGAAGAGAGTGCGCTTAAGCAATACGGCACGGAGTACACCGGGCTGAACATGCCGATGATTGGAGCGCAGTCATCTGGGAAGCGTAGCGCGACGGAGATGCGTCAGCAGAACTCTGCCGCAGGTACGCGCTTGGGCTTGCTAGCCACCCGTCTCCGGGTCGCGCTTGGCCAGATTATCAACTTCACTCATGCGCTGAACAAGCAATACTTGCAGACTGACCCCGAGACGATGGTGGGTCAGCAGACGATGAAAATCGACCTTCAGACGCTCGCGAAGGACTACCTCATCGGGGTGGCTGGCGCGAGTGACCCGATTGATTCGATCACTCGTCGGCAAGAGTCGTTGGCGTTCTTCCAGATTGCGATGAGCATCCCGTGGATTGCTCAGTCTCCGCTCAAGCAATATTACTGGGTGAAGATGCTGGGTGATTCTTTCAACCGGCAGGACCTTCAGCTTCTCATCGGCACTGAGCAGGAAGCACAGCAACGGGAAGAGCAACAGCAACAACAGGCGCAAACACAGGCGCAACAAGGTGGTCCTCCTGGCGGTGGGCAACCTGGCCAGCAACAGCCTCAGCGTCCCCCGCAACCGCAGGGGCAACCGGGTAGGCCCGCTGGTCAAGCGCCACAAGTAGCGCGTCCACAACAGCAACCTCGTCCGCAAATGCGTATGCCTATGGGACGACGATAGGAAGGGAACATGGATCAAGACCTCCAGCCGCCGGAGTATGCACCCCCGCAGGCTGACCCCACCGTAGCCGAAGCGCCGCCAGAGCGCAACGTCGACGTCGAGCTCGCGGTGGCGAACGCCAGGGCTGAGGCTTTCCGGGAGATGGCGGCGCAACAGCGCCAGGCCGACCCTGTACAGTATCAGCCCCAGCAGCAACTACCTCCGTTGCCGACCAACCCGCTCGATTTACTGACCGCACACGAGCGTGAGCAGATGAAGACGATGGCGATCACCGACCCGGATGCGTACGCATCCAAGGTGGGTGAGTTGTCGGTGAAGTTGGCCGAGGCGCGGGTCAGCCGTGCGGCGGCGCCGATTGTGGCAGGTCAAGCGCAGACCATCGTGGCGTTGTTCAAGAGTCGGATGGCGGCAATCGACCAGGCGTACTTTGCCGAGGTAGAGCCGTTGTTCGACCAGCAAATCCGTTCGGTTGGAAGCAACATCTCCAACCTGGTCAACATGCCCCACGAGATGCAGACGTACGAATTGGAGTTGCGTTGGAAGTCGGCCAAGGCTGACGTGATGGACCGACGCATTCGGAACGCTCCGAAGCCCGAGCCTCGCCTGATGGCAAGCGGTGGTCCGGGGAACAGCCCGCGTCCGCAGTCGGTGGTCGAGGTCGACCCGGCCATTGCGGCGATGGCCAAGCGGTACAATTTTAGTCCTGAACAAATTGCAGCGATTGAGGGTGAAGTCTAGTGGCGGCTAAACAAACAACTCCAGAGGTTCCAGCGGAGCAAGCCATCGGCGTCGAAGCCGAGGCGATGTTCGACCCGGTACGCGAGTCCGCGCAGAAGGCGGCAATGACGGACTGGCAGGTCCGTCAGAATCCGGCGGAGTGGACGCGCCTTGCCAACGGGGCGGCGGTTCGTATCCAGCCGGGCGTCATGCCGTCGTACATCGAGGGAAGTCCCGAGGCGGACATGATGTCCAAGCCCGTGCAGATGATCTCGCCGGAGTACCGTAAGCCCGATTACGTTGGGCGTGACGGTCGCTTGGTTGGCCACCGTTACCAGTGGCGTGTGTTCAAGACCATTGATGCCAAGGACATGCGTCCGCAGTTGACGAGTAACTTGCACCGCAGTGGGCGCATCCGGTACGTCGAGACGTACGAGATCGACAAGCAGTGCCCGTTTGCGGTGTACACCGAGCACACCACGGGTGAGAACAAGTACGTCTCTCACATGAGCATGATCTTATGTGAGGTGATGGACCCTCGTTTGGCGTACGACACGTTCAAGCGTCACGAGGATATTGCGTTGCAACGGGCCATGTCGGCCAGCCGTGACATCCCGAATAGCCCCAGTTTGGGTGACGGATTGACGACGGCGAGCCCTGGCAAGTTCGGAATCAACTTGTCGGTAGGGGAAACCCGCACCGGGGGTTAGCCCTTGCGCTAGGTCTGTGGGTGATGATAGGGTCCAAGTTATGAGTGGTCTTCACTCTAACTAAGGAGAGACGCGCTTGGCAACGCTGCCTATCATCGCCCCGCGAATCTACGGCTATCCTGGCCTCGACTCGCCAGTTATTGGCTCGTATTTTCAACAGCAGGCCGCGGCTTTTCGCGAGGCAGACTTCCTCGCGCTGACCACGACCGGTTCCATCACCACCCCATCGGGTGGCCTCAGCACGCTCGCGACCTACGCAGGTCCGGCGCTGGGACAAAATGTTAGCATCTCCAGCACTGCTGCGACGACTGCCAACAACGTCACGATCACTGGTGTATCGACTACTGGTGCGCCAGCCGCAACTTATTACGTCCAGCTCACTTACACGGCGTCTGGGCTTGAATCGCTAACTGGTACCGAGTTCCTCGTCAACTGCGCCGCTGGTTACACGTTCTCTGTGAACGTGTCTGCAACTGGTGCGCCTTCAGGAACCACCAACTTTGCCGCTTATGTCGCTACCTACAGCGGTGGTGAAGCTCTGCAACAAGCGAGCAAAACCACGACGGCTACTGGTTCAGCGTTCAGCATTAGCTACCCGCTTACCAACAGCATTGGTGCAAACCGTGCGGCGACTAACGCTTCGGCCAACATCATTGGTCTTGCGATGGCTGACTCTGCGGCGCAGTACGTCACTGGTGAAGGCGGTTCGTTTACCGCTGGTGGCCCGGGCAACTTGCTTGGAACCTGGGGCAACCCGGCTCCGCTTGGCCCGCAGGACCCGCAACAGGCGTTGGTGGCCAAGGTTGGCAACGGTCAGCCGATTGAAATCAGCCTTCTGCAACCGTGGAACAACTCGCTCATCGGTACGTCCGCAGGGCTCTTGCTCACGAGCGCAGGGTACTTCGTACTCGACAACACCCAAAGCAACAAGATCATCACGATCACTGACAAGATATACGGCGTGCCGTCTGATGTCGGCGTCGCAGGTGACACCTACGCGCGCGTGAAGGCTGTCTTCACGTCGGGCACAATCTAGGAGATACATAGATGCCTCAAGGTATTACTAGCACTCGTACCTCCTATAACGCCCAAACGAAGGCGATGGAGTTGGCGTTTATCAACGCCAGCACCACCATCCCCAAACAGTACCCCAAGATTTTCAACGAGTGGACGACGGACCCGAAGCGTTCGATTGCCACGGTTGAACCCATTGCGGAACTCGGTTTGCTCCGGGGTCGCACTGAGGGTGGCGCGTTTGCGGTGGACAACCCGGTTGAACTCATCCCGGTGTCGTTCACCTATTCGACCTACGGCCTCACGTCTTACGTGACGGAAGAAGCCCAGCTCGAAGACCCGCTCAACCTCATGGCGATGCTTCCGCAGATGCTTGCGAACAGCGAACGCTACACGCAAGACATCACCATCTGGAACACGTTCAACTTCTCGTTCTCCAGCCTCGTGCCAGGCAGCGACGGTCTTCCGCTCTGCTCGTCAGCGCATCCGCTGGGTCCGATTGTTACGTCGACTGGTGTGAGCTCGCTCACGGGCCTCACGTTCAGCAACTATCTCTCGACCGCTCCGCTCACGCCGGAATCGTTCCGTCAAGCGGAAATCCTGTTCGAGACCTTGCTGACCGACCGTGGTCTGCCGGATCGTCGCACGCCGAAGTACCTCGTCTGCGGCCCGCAGTTGGCCAAGACGGCGCAGGAAGTCCTCGGTGCGCGTCTCGCTCCGTACACCAACCAAAACCAGCCGAACACGGCGGCGGACCAAGCCGAGATCATGGTCGTCCGTTACATCACCAGCCCGACGGCGTGGTGGCTCTGTGCGGGACCTGGTGACTGGGCGCACGGTGGCGACAGCAACAGCCTTGTTGTTGGTTACAAGTGGCAGTCGCGCGTCAAGGCGTGGTATGACAATCCGACGGGCAACTACGGTATCCGTACGTCGTACCGGAATACCTATGGCTTCGTGAACTGGCGCGGTATCGTTGGTTCGAGCGGCTCGTAAGGGGGTCCGCATAAATGCCTTACGCAAAGCAAGAATGGAGTCGAACGCCAAACTCTTGGACGTTCGACGCCCTTGGTAGTGAAACGCTTGGGCCGGTAAGCATATCGGCCAGCGCGACAACCAACGCTACGGCGCAAACGGTCGCGATGATTCCAAACACCATCAAGATCGCCAAGGTTGGGGTAATATTCACGTCGATTGCCGCGCTTTCGGGCGCGTCTTTCAACGTGGTGTACAACACCAACCAGACTCCTGGTGCGACCCTGAGCACGGGTTCAGGGACCTCTGCTCAGTACCTTACCAACGGTTGCGCTCCGAACGACAACTCGTTCACGGGTGCCAACCCGCCTGGTACGTCGTCCAACGCCAACTCGGCGAACACCGCGCTGTCGGTGCAGCCTGGTGGGCTTGGTATCCCGACAAACTACGCGGTTGACAACCAGCCGTTGTTCGCGTCGGACATCACGTTCAACACGACCAACTTCCCCGGTGCTACCACAGCGGGCGGCGGTATGGCGTACTTTGTGCCAACCAACTTCGATGCGGTGTATCCGTGTGGTCCGGTGTTCGGTGCAAGCGGTTACACCAACGTCTCGGGGTACTTCACGCTTCGCGTGACAAACGCCAGCGGTGCAATCGGTAACTTGGCCGTAACGCTCTTCTACGCGCCGATCACCGGCAAAGAGAAGTGGGGCTCGGCCACCAACACCAACTCGATCTGTACGCCTGGGTCGACGGCTTCCGTCGGAGACTTCTAGTCAATGGCTAGCGGCGCACAGCTCAACGAATGGGGCCGTGGGATTGTGATGCTGTCGGTTGCACCAAGTGCATCCGCAGTGAGCACCCCGCTTGCGTCGTACGGAACCATCCCTGCGCTACCGTCTCCGCCGAATCCGGCGGGGTACGGTGGGCAGACGTTGTACAACGGTTTGCCATACCCGGTTGCTGGCTTCGGCAACGACTCGGGTTGGTATGCCAGCCCCAAAGGGTTGTCCAAGGTCACGTTCCAGTTGATTGGTCCTGGGGCCACGGCGGCTGGGTATAGCGTATCGGTTTACGGTACGATTGACCCGGCGGCATACTGGACGTATGTGTACGGCAAGCAGAATCCCACGGCGAACCTCGCGGTTGGTGGTGTGGCGTATGCGGGCGGTATGGATGGGTTCTCTAGTTCCGGCAACGGATACTACCCTGGCGTTCCGGCCACGAGCTCGGTGCTCTTACCGGGTCCGGCGGAGCAGTCAGGGACAGGGACGGTTGGCAACCCGATGGTTTCGGGGACGTCGACGATGCTTCAAGTCTCAGGCGCGTTCCTTGCGTATCGCGTCGTTGTGACGACGGTAAGTAGCCCGAGCAATCCGATTCAGGTTATTGGCTGGGCCATCCCGTAACTTATCACCCGGTTTTGTAAAGGTGTATCAACGTGTCAGACATCCTAGATTATCGGGTGGGCCAACTTGAGGAATGGAAGACGACCGTGGAAAAAAAATTGGCCGCCCTTCCTGACCGCAATGACGTCAAGAAAATCGTTTCTGATGTCATTGAGCACCGCAGTCGCTGGAACCTGAATGTGTTTATTCAGATCGCCACGTTGGTTGCGGTGATCTTGTCGGCGATTTACCCGTTGGTTCATAAGTAATGCAAGTCCAGGACATTCTCAACAACGCTCGGGACTTGTCGAATACGCCGAACACCAATAACTCCCGATGGTCAAACGACATGTTGACTCGTCGGGCAGATCGAGCGATCAAGTCATTGGTCGCTCGAATCTATTTTCCCGAGTCTCGCTTGACGCTGACGGCTCCAGGGAACGAGCAAGAGTTTGACTTGCCCGAGATGCACGCCATCTATCGGGTATATCTCAACGGGCAAATCTGTGTGGAGGTGCCTGGCAATGTCGACACGCTTGAAGGCGACCAAATCCACTTCAACGATCAGACTGGCCAGGGAGCAGTCCCGGCAGGCGGTGGCGGCGCGGCAGGCGGCACGTTCTCGCAGCCGCAGTGGGCCATCCAAACGCCGTTGGCCTATCCTTACCTCAACAGTTGGGGAGCGCCATCTCCGGTTGCCCAGCCGTGGTTTGCTGGCCAGCGGCCTCGGTATTACCGTCGAGGCGGCTACATCGGATTCGTGCCAGCGCCAACGGCAGGGGTCATCATCACGATTGACTGCGTGCGTGTCCCAACGACGTTGACGATTCCGACGGTGCTCACGCAAACGGTGGTGGTGCCAGACAACTTCATGGATGCCATCACGTACCGGATGCTTGACGAGATGTTGCACGCTGACCGTGACCAGGCGACGGCGGCCATTGGCACGATGTACGGTCAGAAGTACGAACAGGAAGTGCGGCGTTTGCGGACCTGGAAGCGTCAGTACGCGATTGAAGACGACCAGTTCCAGATGCTCAACTATCGCGGGTCGTACAAGATTGGTGGGTTCACGTCCGGCGATTACTGGTGATCTATGACGTGGAGTATTACCGACCAGTCATTCACCACGAGCACCAGTTACTGGGGCGAATCTGACAAACCGTTTACGCCGACTGCGCCCACGCCGTCGGCGTCTGGTTTCAAATACGGCAGTGTTGCCAGTGTGCCAGCGGATGGTTCCGCGTCGGTCACGGTGTTGTATCCCAACCCGTATGCCAGTGTGACCAGTGCCATCATGGTGAGCTATGGTGGTGGGTCTTCTTGGAGTGGGTATTCGTTGGCGATTCAGGTGTCGAACCCGATAGCCACAGGTTTCACGGTAACCGTGTCTGGTGGTCCCACGGGGTCCACGACCACGGTATACTGGATGGCGGAGGGTTCGTAAGTGTCATTACCAACGTATTACGGCAACGTATCCGGCGGCACGATTTCCGGGACTACCGGAACATTCAGCAGTGTTGTTGCTGCCGCGTCATTGACGTTGGGTACCCCGTTAGATGTGATCTACGGTGGCACGGGCACCACGAGCCCTGCGTTGACTGCAGGCACGGGTATATCGTTGAGCGGGTCGTGGCCGAATTACACGATCTCTGCAACGAATAGCGGCACAGTCACATCGGTCACGGCTTCAAGTCCGTTGGCATCAAGTGGTGGCACAACCCCCAACATTTCGTTTACGGGTATCCTTGGCGTTTCCAATGGTGGTACGGGGACGTCTAGCCCTTCGTTGGTAAGCGGCACAAACACGAGCGTTAGCGGAACGTGGCCCGCGCAAGCGGTGAACGTGACGTCGTTTCCAGCATCGAGCCTTACTGGTAGCGTTAGTCTCACAACCCAGGTGTCGGGCATTTTGCCCGTCGCGAATGGCGGTAGCGGGACATCTACGCCCAGTCTTGTAGCCGGGTCAAACGTCAGCATTACAGGTTCGTGGCCGAATCAAACGATCAACGCGACGGCCTTCCCGACGACGTACACGCGCACGACGTTCACTGCGACAAGCGGGCAAACTAGTTTTACCGTTACGTACACCGTCGGTTCGGTTCAGGTATATCTCAACGGTGTGTTCTTGGCGACAACCGATTACACGGCAACGAGCGGGACAGCAATCGTGTTGGCAACGGGAGCCAACACGGGCGACATCGTGGACGTTGTTTCGCTTGGCACGTTGTCGGGCAGTATCAACCTTGCAACTCAAGTAATAGGGACGCTTGCCATTGCGAATGGCGGCACAGGCCAGACATCTGGCACGGCTGCATTCAATGCCCTATCTCCGATCACCAGCACTGGTGATTTGATTATTGGGAATGGTACCAATAGCGCAACACGTTTGGCGATTGGCGCGAACACTTACGTTCTGACAAGTAACGGAACGACGGCAACATGGGCGGCTCCGTCGGGAGGCGGAACGACAACCAACTCGCTGACGATCAACAGCAGTGGCACAGGCGGTGCCAGTCCTCAATCGTTCAACGGTAGTTCTGCCGTCACGATTTCATACAATACTGTGGGTGCGTCCCCGCTTGCAGGTAGCACGTCTCTAACCACTGTCGGCACAATCACGACAGGGACCTGGAATGCGGGCTCGGTAACGACAAGCGGTTCATTTGTTGCAGGTTCCAGCACCTACGGTCCGACAAGCGCAACGGTCAATGGCAATATTACCGCCAGTGAAGTTGTTACCTTCCAAGTGTCGAGCAGTTCCGGGAACCTGATTATCAATTCGGGCAATAGTTCTGCATCCGTTGTTGCGCTCAATTACAACAATGGTGCGACGGGCGGTTTTGCGGTTGGAGACGGAAGCACCGGGTATTACGGCACAATTACGTCAACAGGATTGCATGCCGGGTCAAGCAATTACGGTTTAACAAGCGCAAGCGTAGCCGGGTCTATTACTCCGGGATATAGCAGCGCGGTAGGTACGTCGTCGATCTACAGCGGCACGGGAACCCCGGCTTTTTCGGCTCCGTCAGGGTCGTTGTATCTTTCGTACAGCGGTACTGGTGGCGGATTAGTTTACTACAACTCTTCTACTGCTGGCACGAGCGGAACGTCATGGGCCGCTTTCGGTGCTTCGGTGCAAGAACAATACGCAGTATTTACTGCAAGCACGACGTGGACGTGCCCAGCAGGAGTAACAAAAGTGTATGCGTTTGTTGTAGGCGCTGGTGGTGGCGGCGATGGTAATGATAACACGGGCGGTGGCGTCGGTGGGCAAGCGTATGGGTATTACACCGTTAGCCCTGGAACGGGATACACGATAACCGTTGGAACCGGTGGAACAGGTAGCACGTCAGGAAGTGGCACAAGCGGTAACACCAGTTCTTTTGCTTCGTTCTGTTCTGCTACTGGCGGTGGTGCTGGCACGAGTGGTGGCTCTGGATCAAATGGTTCCGGGTCAAGTGGAAATCTACGAAACAATACTGCAGCAACATCTTTGCAAGACACCTTTGCTCAATTTACTGGCAATAATTTTTATGGTTTTTATAGCCTCATCACAACTTCCGCAACTGTTTGGTCAAACACGCTTTCTGATAGCACGTCTGGTGCTGCCGAACTCGTGTCTCCTGGCGCTGGTGGCTACATCTACGGCACCGGCGGCGTTGGTGGCGTGGTCGCGCTTTGGTGGGTAGGATAAAACATGGCATACGCATTGGTTGACCCAAGTACTCAAGTCATTGAAACCCCCGCCCAAAAAGGGCCGCCGTATGTTCCTCCGGTGTATTACCCCAACTCGGCACGGGTTGCACAGGTAGAGCCGGATCAGAACAGCACGTTCCCGGTGGCGTCTCCGCTTGAGTGGATTGAGTGTCCGGACACGGTTGTTGCGGATCAGTGGTACTACAACACCTCAACGTCGGCGTTCGTGCAGATTGGTGGAACGTCATGAGTATCCCACGCAACTTTAGTATTCTTGCCGAGAACGCCAACAGTAGTGGCGTGTTGCAGATCGCAGGCGGTGGTACTGGAACCACAACGCCTAGCCTTGTCGCGGGCACCAACGTCACGATAACGGGCACATGGCCCAATCAGACAATCAATTCCACAGGCAGCGGAGGCAGCGGTGTCAGCAGCGTAACCGCATCGAGCCCGCTTGCATCGAGCGGCGGCACGACACCAAATATCTCGTTCACGGGCACGCTTGCGGTTGCGAATGGCGGCACCGGAGCGGCAACGCTGACCGGGTACGTTTATGGTAACGGCACGTCGGCAATGACGGCATCGACCACAATTCCGACGACGGCCCTTAGCGGCACAATTACGAATGCGCAGCTGGCAAATAGCTCGCTGACAGTCAACGGCACCGCGATCAGCCTTGGCGGCAGTGGAACGGTTACTGCAGCGGCAGGCACCCTGACCGGGACCACGCTCAATAGTACTGTTACCGGATCAAGTCTCACTTCGGTCGGAACGATCACGTCCGGCACCTGGAACGGCGGAATTATTCCCGTTGCATACGGCGGCACAGGCACCTCGTCGCCAGGCCTTATCCAAGGTGCGAACATTACTATTAGCGGCTCTTGGCCTAATCAAACGATTGCGGCGACGGGTAGCACGGGCGTTTCGAGCGTTACGGCATCAAGCCCGCTCGCCTCAAGCGGCGGATCAACGCCAAACATTTCGTTTTCGGGAATTCTCGGCATTTCTAACGGCGGTACGGGGACCGCCAGCCCTGCTTTGGTAAACGGGACGAATACCAGCGTTAGTGGGACGTGGCCGGCTCAAGCGGTGAACATTACTGCGTTTCCGGCATCAAGTCTCACCGGGACCATCAGCCTGACAACCCAAGTGTCCGGCACGTTGCCGGTTGCGAATGGCGGCACCGGGGTCACGACATCGAGCGGTGCGAGCTCCGTGGTGTTGCGCGATTCAAGCGCGAACATTACGACAAACGCATTGTTCGAAGGATACACGAACCAGGCGGCAGGCACTGCGATTACGCTGACCGCATCGTCAACGCCAAACTGGATTATCACCGGGTCTGGTGGTCAGACCATCACGTTGCCGAACGCGACGACGTTGCCAATCGGCGCGCAATTCACGTTCAACAATAACCAAACTAGCGGCACTATCACCGTCAACAATACTACATCGACCCTCGTGGTATCGGTTGCGTCGGGTGCATTTGCTACGGTCACGTTGTTGAGCAATGGCTCATCGGCTGGCACCTGGGACCTTCACTTTAGCGTTCCGTCAAACACGCAATGGTCAACGAACACGTTCCAATACCCTGGGACCATTACGCAAGCGACGTGGAACGGCGTTGGTATTGGGACGTACTACGGGGGCACAGGTCTTAGTGGATCAACCCCATTTACAAGCGGCGGAGCGGTCTACGCATCGAGCTCAAGTGCACTAACTACGGGCACCCTTCCCGTTGCGTCAGGCGGCACCGGAGCGACTACGCTGACCGGGTACTTGATTGGGAACGGGACCTCGGCGGTTACAGCATCGACGACCATTCCGACATCCGCATTGAGCGGCACCATTTCAAACACACAGCTTGCCAACAGCTCCGTTACCGTAAATGGAACGGCGATCAGCCTCGGCGGAAGTGGAACGGTTACGGCGGCGGCAGGAACGCTGACAGGGATTACCCTCAATAGCACGGTTACGGGATCGAGCCTTACGTCTGTCGGCACGATTACGAGCGGAACGTGGAACGGCACAACGATTGCGATTGCCAACGGTGGGACCGGGCAAACCAGCAAGTCTGCGGCGTTCAATGCTCTTTCGCCAATAACGGCGACGGGCGACCTCATTATCGGCAACGGCACCAATTCAGCCACAAACCTTGCCATCGGTGCAAACACCTACGTGCTGACCAGCAACGGCACGACGGCATCGTGGGCCGCGCCAACGGGCGGTGCATCGCTTTCTGCAAACAACACCTGGACAGGGACGCAGACATTCTCCGGAACGTCAAGCGTGTTGGCCGCGACGTTTGCCAACATGGCCGAGAACATCACGGTCAGCGCCACGGCAGCCACGGGCACAATCAACCTGTATACGGCTACGCAGTCGATTCTTTATTACACGACAAACGCGACGGGTAACTTTACCATCAACGTCGCGCATTCGTCAGGCACAACGCTCAACACGGCGATGGCGACGGGTACGGCTATTACCGTCGTATTCATGAACACCAACGGCACGACGGCGTACTATTGTTCTGCAATGAATATCGACGGCACGGCGCAGACGGTCAAGTGGCTGGGCAACATCGCCCCTGCGGCGGGCAACCCGTCGTTGATTGACTTCTACACTTTCACCATCATCAAAACGGGTTCGGCCACCTACACGGTATTCGGCTCGATGACGACGTACTGATATGCCTACGATAGCAACATTAGCATGTGGCACGTCTCGCGGTTATGGGACGGACCATCCAAGCGCGACTACACTTCCCTGGTCTTCGTCATCTCTATCTAGCACAAGCCTTGTTGGCGGTGGTGGCGGAGGCGGTTCTGGTACTATTACGTCCGTTGGTGGCGGTGGTGGTGGCGGTGCCATCTTTGCTAGTTTTTCGTTCAACGGGACATACACACCGGGCAATACCGTCGTTGTCACGATTGGTGCTGGAGGCACGTCGGCTGGCAGTGGCAGTGCAACGACGGCAGTTAGCGGCACTAGTTTTAGCGCAACGGGCGGTGGATACGGCGGTTCCGGCGCAACGGCTGGCGCGTCTATTTCTGGCGCGTCAGGCGGTGGCGCAGGTGCCACGTCGTCTCTGGCAGGCACCGCAGGTACAGGCTCGACGTATGGGTTTGGCGGTGGCGCTGGTGCCCGCGCGAGCGGTACGTCGTATGCAGGCGGAGGCGGCGGCGGTTATTCTGCCGCTGGTTCTGCGGCATCGGGTACCACTGGTGGAAAGGGCGGGAACTCTACAGGCGGCCTTGGCTTTGGTACAGGAACTCAATCGTTCGGCGGAGGCGGAGGCGGGTACACGACAGGCGGTGCGGCTGGCGGTACAGGCGCGGGCGCGGGCGGAAGCGGTGCCGCCGCAGGCGGCGCGGCATCTGCGAATAGCGGTAGCGGTGGCGGTGGTTGCGGGCGCACGGCATCGACAGGGGGTACAGGCGGGAGCGGACTGTTCAACATTTTTGTGCCGTTCGTTTGCCGCCCCCCCATGTATTCAGTCACCATTAGCAACGCGGCTCTGTACCAAGGCGGTACTCTGTATCAATGGGGATTTCTCATGAAAGCCTCGGGGACGCTAACGCTGTGAGCCATTTCGCGCACGTCACGAACGGCATTGTAGATCAGGTTATTGTCGTCGAGCAAGACCAGATCAACTCGGGCGCGTTCGGCCCGCCGTCCGAATGGGTACAAACCAGTTACAACACCTACGGCGGGGTGCATTATGCCCCTGACAGTTCGTACCAAACGCCCGATGGCGGCGAGGCCATCCGTGCCAACTACGCTGGCATCGGGTACACTTATGATGCTACCAACGACGTGTTCTACGCGCCCAAACCCTACCCGTCATGGGTCATCTCTGGACCGTCTTGGCTGTGGCAAGCGCCTGTTCCCTATCCCACAGATGGTCAAGACTACGAGTGGGATGAGTCAACAACTTCCTGGGTTCTTGTTCCTGGAGATGCAACATGACATGGGCGAGTGCGGATTTCCCGTTTGTCGGTGGGTCAGGCACAACGCCTGGTCCGACCTTCCAGTATGGCAGCAAGACCAATGTTCCGGCAGACGCATCCAGCACGGTCACCGTTTCCATCCCGGTACCCTACACGACCAGCTTGGCTTCGGTGATCGTGACCATCGGTGGAGGGTTGTCCTGGAACGGCTACCAATTATCTTCTGAGGTGACGAACCTCACTACATCATCTTTCCAAGTGACAGTTTCTGGCGGGGCCCCTGGTTCAACCGTGACGATCTATTGGATGTCCCAAGGTACATAAGGAAGGAAACACCATGAACGACCAACTCAAAGAAGAACTCGACCGCCTCATTGGCGAGCGCGAGCAACTCGTCCAGACTGGCCAACAAGCGGCGGCTATTGCCCAGCAAAAGCAGAACGAGATTTACGCCTGCGACGGGGCGATTGCGACCCTCAAGAAGCTCATCGCCGCCAACGAGAACCCGGCTTAGCACATGGCTGACGCCAACGCCGCAGCTCTGGTAAAGGTTGGTCCTTTCCAGGGGGTAGACTACACCACGGCGGGTCCGTCGGTGGCTTCCGGCGTTGGCTCGGCTGCGTCCAACGTGTCGTTGACTCGTGTCATTGGCGCGATGTCAACGTCGCGTGGGCGCACAAACGTGACCACGCTCACGGGTGGGGGCACCATCCAGGCGCTCAACCCACTCAACTTTTCCCACTACACGTCCCCGTCGAGCAACACCAGCGGGCGGTTGATTGTGGCGGCGATCACGGGTGGGTCTGCGGCGGTGGTGGCCTATAACCCGGACACGAGCACGCAACTTTCTATCAGTGCTGGTTCGTCGACGCTTCAGCCGTATACGCAGGCGACGAGTTTTGACGGTGCGTTGTATACCAACACCGGGTATCAGATTCGATACAACCCAAGCACGGGTGGGTTCAACCAATTTTCGTGGACGTATCCCAATACGTTTTTGAGTCTGACGTCGTACACCATGACGCCGACGACGACAGGTACGGTCAACATTACGGCTGGCACGTACTACTGGAATTTCACGACGTTCACGACGTTTCCTGATGGCACGACGCAAGAGTCTCCTCCGTGGACGCTTTCGTATCCCACGAGTTCAGGGTACACCGAGTCGACAAGTTTCTCTGCGGCCATCACGTTTGCCAGTGGGAATTGGTCAGGCACGAACGCAGATGGTTCGACTTACGTGACCTATGTGTATCGTCAATCGGCAAACCAGCCGACGTGGTATTACGTCGGCACGGCTACGGGTGCGGCAACGACTGCGTTTGTCGACAACAATTCCGACACCACGATCTCGGCTAACGCGCAATTAGAATTCCGCAGCAATGTGCCGATGCAGATTCCGGTCGGCACGCTTGGCTCGACGTACAACAGTTACACGTCCCCAGCGGTTGTGTTCACGCATAAGAACCGGGCGTGGATATTCATTGACTTTCAAAGTGATACCGAGACTTACAACGTCGCTCAATGTCAGTTGTGGTTTTCGGATTACGGTGCGCCGTGGTCGATGTTCAGCGCAACCCAAGTGTTGTTGATTGGTCAAGAGTCCGACAACGCCGCGCCGTTGACCGCAACGCTGTACAACAACATGCCGATGGCGGGATGCTCGCTCTCGTCTATTGCCATCTTGTTCAAACGCCGCACCACGTACATCTTGTACGGTGACGACCAAACGACGTTTCTTCCTCGGAAGATGTTTGACATCGGCTGTGTGTCTGGTGCGTCGGCCACGGTCTGCGAAGACGTGGTGTGTTGGTTGTCGGAGGAAGGACCGCAGATCACCGACGGCCAGGTCCGTCAGTACATCGGTGACCAGGTGCGGAACCTCTTGAACACCATCCCCCAGAGCGATTGGCAAAAGGCCGTGGGGTGGTTCAACGATCGCACGTGGTATCTGTCGTTCCCGTCCACAGGCATCACCCTGCGGTATTACTTGCAGACGAAGCAATGGTTGCCGACGCTTCCGTACGGCACTAATGCTGCGTACGGGATTGCGTCCGAGTCGGCTCCGGTGGGCACCCCTCGTCTCAACGAGACGATTGCCGCTCGTCCCAGTAGCCTTGTGATTGATGCCTGGGCCACGGGTGACACGGACTTGGGTGGGGCCATCACGGGGACGTGGACCAGTCCGTACACGGATTCTGGGGCACCTGGGGTTCAGAAAGAATACCAGTGGGTGGTCATCAACGCCCCCGTGCAGACGGGCGTCACGGCCACGGTCCAGTTGGTCATCGACCAGGACACGACCCAAAAGCAGTTCTCGTGGACGTTTGACTTGAGCCAGGGGCCGACGCTCGTGGCGACGATTGGTCCCGGCATCAACCCGTCGGGGTATGCGCTGGACAACACGGGCTTCATGGCCCAGGTGTTTATCACGTTGAACAATACTGCCAGCGCGACGTCAGCGGCGGTGATATACTCGGTAGAAATCCACGGTTCCATCCAGCGGTCCTTCGTGGCATCCAACAGTGGGGTAACGTAATGGGAACGACGCTCGCAAACCAACGATCATCGGGTCAAGCACAATCGACTGGTCCAATGGGTGCGGGCACGGCTGGCAACTATGGCAAGCTGGGTGGCCAATCGTTGCCGGAAAACTTCTCTTCCATCTTGAATAACCCCAATGCGTTAGCCGCATTACTGAGCGGTACCAACGCTGGTGGCGCAAACACCACGGGCACGGGCACTGCCGGGACAGGGACGCTGGGCACGGGCACGTCGGGTGCGGTCAACACAGGAACCGCTTCGACGGGGGGAACTGGTCGAGTTGGTACGGCTACGACCACGCGAGCGACGCCGCAATCTGCGCCCTGGGTAGGCACAGGAAGCCCGCCACCGTGGATGTCAACCACACCTACGACGTCACCCACGACCGCACCAACCACAGGAAGTACGGGAAGTACGGGAAGCACGGGAAGCACGGGAAGCACCGCGAGTACTCCCACCACCACCAGCACCAATCCGGCAAATGGTCCTGCGTACGATCAGACGTGGTTGGGGACGACGAATTGGAACCCTGCGAGTCTGACTCCAGGGTCAGCACAATACAATGCGTTACAAAACGCGGTGTACAATAGCCTTAGTGGCTTGAGCTCAGGCACGCTCAACTCAACCATCTTGAATTTGTTTGGGTCGAACCTGACCAACGCAACGGACCCGAGCACGGGGCAAGCGTTGTTTAGCCAGCCGCAAATCCAGGCAATGGAAAATGCGTTGCAGTCCAATCCGAACTTTAACAACCCGACGTTCATGCAACAAGAAAACAACCCCAGCATCAACATGAGCAACCCGTTTGTGCAACAAGAATACAACGCAATCAACGGGGTCAATTTACAGAACCCGACCGGTGTTCAAGTCAGCCAGTACCAACCGGGCAATCCGTATGGTCCGACGTTT